TGTGTATTTTCCGGCCGTCAAGCCCTTGAATTGCGCATCCAACAACCACGTACAGCTTCTTTTCGACCGGCTTTTGTGCGTCCGCACTGGCGTCTTCCCGCTGTAATTGCAGGTCTACGGTGGGCTGCTTGATGGTCGTGGTGTGTTGATTATGCTTCTTGGCCATTGTTGCCTCAGGTGGCGTTGGTGTCCTTGATCAGGTAACCGGCTTCGGCTCCGACAATCTTCTCGGTGAGCACATCGGTGCAGCGAATGACCTCGATTTTCCCGCCGCCGTCCAGGTAACGGTCCACATACAGACCGTTTCGCAGCCGGAAGGTGTACCCAAAAGAGGGTTCACCGGTGTCGCGGTCTTCTGCGCTGGCAGCCTCGGGGACGTAGGCCAGGACGACATCATCACCCCAGATACTGGAAAACACACCGGCATCACTGGCTGTAGCGGCCCCACCGACAACGATCTTCTGGATGCCAACGGCATCAGCAAGGTGCTGCAGGGTCATGATGGCCCGCTCGGAATACTGGAACAGGGCGAGTAGCTGGGCATGGCGCTTGAGAACACGCCAGGAATCGTGACCGATCATCATGACGTTGGGCTCGACGCCGATCTTGTTGCGGATGGCCTCTTTGCCGGTCTCAATCTGAGTCAGGGGAGAGGAACCCGTGTCGGTCCACTGGTTGGTCCCGGTCAGGGTTACTCGGTTGGCTTCGGCGTAGCTGGCGGTAGCCCGGGCAAGAGCAGCCACCCGACGCTCATGCCGCATCATGATGATGGTCTGAACATTTTTGGCGGCGATTTTCTGCCTGGGGAACATGGCCTGGACGTTTTCGGTCCAGTCGATGGGCTCCTCGATGTCGTGTTCCTTGAGGGCAATTTCGATGGTTCCTTCGGTGGTGATCCGTTTCCGGTTGGAGTTGGCCCCGGGGGCACGTTTGGTCTCGTACTGCATGAACCGTTCCTTCCCGAAAGTCGGAACCACGCCGGTCAGCTTGTCAACATTGACGATGGGAAACAGGGCTTCGCCGACAAGGGCGGCGTTTTTGTAGCCATAGGCAAGCCCGGTCAATACGGGATCGACCACGGCGAGTGCAGACATGTGTTTGGACATTAAATCCCTCCTTCTTGGGCCATAGCGATGCCCACGGCTTCGCTAAAGCTGATGTTTTGTTCTTTTTCGATGGCCTTGGCCCGCTTGTAGATGGCTTCGCGCTCCTCGTCGACGGTGCCATGTTCGGCGAAGTTGCTGGTGTCCACGTCGGATCCACCGGCAGCGGTTCGTTTCCCGAACTCACCCAGAGGGACTCCCTTGGACTTGATGAGCTCCATCACAACCCCGGCAGCGTTTTCCTTCTTTGTCTCGCTTCCTTCGGCGAATTCGACCACGGCATCACCGGTGGTCAGCTGAAAGAGCAGGGTGGACAGCGGGGCTTTCAGTTTGGCCGGAACGGCCTTGCCGTCGGTTTCCATGAAATCAGCGATGTCCTTCTTGGTTCTGTCCTCCTTTTCTTTCAGGAGGCGTGCCCGGTCAGCCTCAAGCTGGTCGAGCTTGATCTTTGACTCCGAAAACTCAGATACCTGACCGTTGAGATTTTGTATCTGAGCGTTCAGATCATTGATCATCTTTTGCGCTTCTTCCAATGTCATATCGGTCTCCTTTTTATTGGATTTCCCCTCTGAAAACGAGGGGATCATTGACTGTTCTTTTTCTTCTTCTGGGATATTCGCGGCCTCCTTGAGGCTGTCGATCATCCATTCCGGGATCACGTCTTCAACCTCTTCGAGTGAGAACTTCGAAATGAAAAGGTTTTTGATTCTCCGCAGGACATTGCCGACGGTTTCGATGTGGTACCGGGCCCCACGGTCTGCCGAATAATCAAACGTGAAAGAGTCTTGATCATCCCCGAATTCCATGAAGGCCACCGCGGGAAGATCCTTGACTGCCGGAGGGGTGTCCCCCAGAAAGCCCAGGTGCCGGATCCGGCCATCGGGGTAAAGGCTGGGTGAAACGTACTTGTACATTTTCTTGTCCACCCAGGTAGCCAGGTCGCTTGTCACATCCTTGGCTTGCATCAACAGCTTGCCGGCGTCCGCTTTCAGGTCGGCAATCCAGCCATGAGCAGGACCGTTCCCTTTGGGGTGGCCAAGCACCAGAGGGGCGTCAACCTTACGCTCTTTGTAGAGAGCTGCGGTTCGCTCGATGTCGGCGTCGGTGTAGACATGTTCGATGCCGTTCGAGTCGGTGTGCTTTCCGGCACGGAATATCTCAATCCATTTACTCATGATTTACCTCTCATAGACAGGCCCACCGATTCCCCGGCGTTTCGCCTGGATGGCCGCGTGGGTGCCGTATTGGTAGGACTCAATGCGCATCTTTTCGCCATCAACAACAACCATTGCGGCGTTGCCATCGGAGAACGGCAGCATGAATTTGAAGCGCTTCCGGTTGGTGGATGGCATCTCGGAAATGATCTCGACGGGATCACCAATCGCCATGGTCAGGCATGTGATCCGCTCGGCTTGCTTTTCGTTTGTGATCAAGGTCAGCAGGAAGTCGTTGTCAACCAGGACCGTGTCAATGCCAACAATGCGCTGGACCTTTTCGGGCAGCCGCATCACCCGGTTGCCGTCGATGTACTCAATTTCCCCAGCCATGCGCTCAGCCAGTTCGTAAGGGGTGCCCGGGATGGGGATCACTGCCGGTGCTGGATCAAGTCCGCCTATGGCCCCAAACGCGCCGTTTTTGGCATTGCTCCACTGAGCAGCGGAAATGCTGAGGAAAGCGCTGTATTTCTGGGTCTTGGCCAGGATTTCAAGGAGGGCAGATTGCCCGCCGGCTGGATCGTTGGAAAACCCTTCATCGGGCTGCACGTCAGGGGTGTTGGGATACCGATCCAGGGCGCGAACAGGGGTTGTCCGGCATCTGCAGGCGTAGCCATTGGGCGGCGTCCATGCGGCCCATATCGGGTCATCGATTTTGGCAACAAAGCCATGCATGGCGGCATGTGTCGGTCTAACCCGGCTGTCATCCATGGTATCGTAGCGCAGCGCCTGTACACCTTCGGCCCGGTATTTGTCTGTTCTGGCCGCACTCATGGCGCTGTAGATGTTCGTGTAATAGACTGTTCTGAGGTGGTGGTCCTGAAACACGGTCAAGCCAGCCTTGCCCATGACGCCAGCGATGTTCTGTTTGGCCTCTGCCAGCCATGCCGGGAACTGCTTGCCCTCAGAAAGCGCCATGACCAGGCTTTCCTTGATCGCGCCTTTCAACGCCAGTGATTCGATGTCGGCAACATGAAAGGCGGCTGTCTTGGCCTGATTGCTCAGCGATTTCCAGGTGTCGGAGTCAACAGTCAGCTTCTTGCGAAGGAATGCGGCCGCACTGCCGACCGTCATGCCTTTCTGAGAGAGAAGCGCGGCGATGATGGCCGCTATTTTCTTGCTGTTTGCGGGGTCCGCGTACTCCTGGGCATCGAGGACCTGATCAGCCTCGGCGATCCCCAGAACACGCCCCACCGTGAGCACATCAACATAAACCGGTCTGAGGTCAGGGCTGAACTTTTCAAGAGCCTTTTCGAGGTCATCAGCCGTTTCAACCTTGCCAAGCAGCTTTTCGAGTGACCGGACGTTTTGGGCATCGATCACCTCCCGCTTAAAGGCATCAAACAGCTTGTCAACGGCTCCGTCAGTGGCCTTGTAGATCTGGGTTACGCCTGGGCCTTCCGCGAACTCTTCCGGCTGAACATCAGGCGGAACATCGGGGAGAACCGGAGCAGCAGGCGGCTCTTGCCCCTTGACATACATCTTGCCCCCAGCGATGACCACGTCACCGTCCTGAGGCCTGGTCAACTGCGTCTTTTCGTATATGTCATCGACCTTGATCTCGACCCCGCCGTCTTTGGACAGGGCAAGAATTCGGTCGCTCTCTTCTTTGCTCAGGGTGTTGTCTTGGTACTGGACAACCAGCTCTGGGTAGTCCGTGGTGTCGTAGTTCCAGTCGACCAGCCAACGCACGACGGTCTGATTGAGCACCCGCTGCAGGAACTTGGCGTCATCTGGCAGCAGTTCACCCGTGCTGTTGGCGTGGACCTGAGCCATGGCCCGGGTT